CCGAAGGGGCCTCTAGGGACCAACTTCTAAACAAACAGAATAATATTTATTAACAATGAAAAACACTGTTAATGTGAAGGGGCGTAAGCCCCTTCACTATTTGTCTAGTCTTTGGTCCTTAAAGGCCTGGCAGACGGGTTTAAAATCCCGTCCGTGGCGATTAGGACGAATCAATAGAATCGTCTTTTGAGTCATAGGGTACTCGTCACATACGTACGCGGGTGCAGCTTACCGGTTCGTATCCTTCTGCATACCATTGGTTAGGAAGCAGGGATTGAAGGGGCTTTCTATCTATCTGAAAGCCTGCACGGTGTTACTTCAGAATGCCGTTGCGGGTCGTAAGGTAGAGTGTAGGGATTTCGGAGTGGCGGTCTCTGTCACCCGAACTGGGTTTCCAAGGGTTATTCCCCCTGAACATCGTCGCTACATCCGGGGGGGGGCTTCTGGCCCTCTTCGGCTGTGGTTGACCTTTTTCATGGTCTATCGAGTAATCGATGTGCCAGTTAGGGTGAATATAGACTCCATCCTACTTCCGTTTGGAGGTAGTGAGGGGGTTGAAAATGAGTGGAACCGATTTATGGGGTTGGCGGCTCAGCTTCTAAAGAGTAGAAGTTGAGTAGCTGAAGGAGTGATTGATAAGTATCATAAGCTCCGGAGGCGTGTCGATCCGTATATTGGCTCCATTTATAGGCCCTTGTTAACTTCCGGTCCCAATTCAACTCAAGGCGCCGTTGCTATGTGCAACGTTGAAAAGGACGCCTTAGCTTTGTATAATTCATCGCTTTGGCCGACGTTCAATTCGTATTGTACGGAGGTTGAATCGATGGATGTTACTGCTGTCGTTCGGACAGCGGCTAAGTACGATCCTTTCCGCCTTGAGTGGCCCTACTTTGTAGGTGGGGGCCGCTTGGGGTCACTCGGAAGGGTGGCCTTTAAGAAGGAACCAGGGAAGGTGAGAGTGTTCGCGATGTTGGACTTCTGGAGCCAATCGGCGCTTCGGGGGATCCACGAGTTTCTTATGAATCTCTTGGGTTCCTTGAATCGTGGTGACGTTCGATTGGATGGAACTTTGGACCAGGGGGAGGTTGTTCAGTATTTGCTGAGCAACGTTAACCGTGGCCGGAAGTTCTATTCTTTCGATCTTTCATCCGCGACCGATCGTTTCCCCGTTTGGGCTCAGGAGTCCCTCATCAAAGTGCTGTTCGGGGAGAAGGTAGCTCCCTTGTGGCGAGAACTGTTGGTTGGGCGTGGTTACGCCTATCCAGCGGTCCGTCCGGGTAAGGCTGCCGGTCGCTTTAGTGACCGGTTGACCGTCCCGTACGGCTCGCTCCCGCCTGAAGTGCGGGAATCGTTCGCCCCTCTGCATTATGCAGTTGGGCAGCCAATGGGAGCTCATTCGAGCTGGGCAGCATTCACTCTGACGCACCACATGGTGGTGCAGTGGGCTGCGGCCCGTGTAGGGAAGAAGGGGTGGTTCGAGGAATACGGTATTCTGGGTGATGACCTGGTCATATTTGACCGGGCCGTTGCTGCAGAGTACTTAAGGCTGATGGGCAGATTCGGAGTCAATATCTCCTTATCTAAGTCGCTACCCGGAGTACGTAAGTGCTTCGAGTTTGCGAAGAGGTTTATCGCTTTTGGGACCGACTGTTCCCCTCTTTCATTCAGGGAGTTCACGATTTTCAATCGTTCGCTCTCTGGTATGGTGGAGATGGTCAATCGGGCCTCATCAACGGTGAAACTTCGCCCAGCTTCAGTCTTAAGAGCGTTGGGATTCGGCTTTAAGTCCACTGGACGTCTTAGTGATAAGATTTCTCAGTGGCCGGTCCGGTTCCGACGCGTTGTGGTAGCCCTGTTGCAACCTGGTGCGGCTATGGGTGTGAAGCACTGGGAGGCTTGGGTCGGGATGCGTAGAATTCAGCATCTTGACCACATCCCTGTTGAGGGGGTGGCAAGCCTCCTCCAAAAGTTACATGAAGAGTATGTGGCCGATGTCCAACGTCTCCTTGCGCTCTTTGATCCTATAAAAAGTAGGGTCGAGGAGCTCCAGCCTCCGGATGATGCCAGTGGGCATCTTTCGGATTACGGAGAGGAGCCGGAGGAGTTGGTTAGATCTGTTTGTGTTGAGAAGCCGATATTGGAGGCTATCTTAAAACG